CTTCGAATCCAGCTTTAACGTCCCAAATTTGAGTCTCTTGATGCTTTTTGTATTCGTTAAGAGTACTCTCAATTTGTTTCTGTCCTTCTTCTACCCATGCTACAGGCATTTTGTATACAGCAATATCTCCTGTACCAGAGGTACTTATAGCTACCAAGAATGATTCAATCTCATACCCTGGGTATTCAGCTCTAAGTGCGTTCTCGTAAAAAGCTATCTGACGGTAGTAAGAATACATTAAGCAAGAGAACATAAATCCTGTAGCGTGGTAATCACGTGTTAAGAACCCTGTATCTGCTACTTTCGTACATTCGCCGTATACATCTTTACTAGATGTCTTGAGGTCTACCAATGTAACTTTCTTGTTAGCATGGTCCACAACTACTCTATCTAATTTTGATCTACACATAACTCCATGCTGTTGGAAATATACTTCAACCTCGTTATGAGATTCAAGGTCTTCTCCAAATACAAGCTTGTTAGCTACGACGTGGGACCTCAATGAAGTACTACATCCTTCGACAATGTTCTTGTCTTGCTGAGTCATTAGTATCTTACCGTCAGAGGTAAGTAGGAAGTTATAGTATGCTTGGTTCTCAGGCTTCTCCATAAAGCTTTTAAACACTGTAGTAATCTTAGCGTTAGACGCTTTAAATTGGGCCAGCATGTAAGCTGTTTCTCCCATTTCTCTTAGACCTTTCTCGTCTAGAGTCAATCCCTTTGTTAGTTCAGACATAGCCTGAATGTATTTACCCATCTTTCCTGTCACGGGTTCTACATCTGCTAGTGCAAACAACTCAGGCTCCAAGTTCCACCTATGTATAAGTGTACCTAGCTCAAGGGCTTTAGATGATTTATTCATCTGTCCTTGCTTCTTCATTAAGAAGGTCTTTGGCGATATTCTAAGGTTAGTTAGGTCGCTATTAGATACTTCTTCCCTTTGGAAGTAATCTGGTTTTGATTCGCTCATCTTTTTCGTCTTCTGCGTTAAGTAATAATGTCATGAATTCACTGTAAATCTCTTTCCTTACAGTGTGCGCGTGTATTCTCTCTATAGCGACATTTCTTTCCTCTTCACTGTTATTCTTAGGCTCATAAAGCTCTGCATCATCTACAGCATCCTCTAAATAATACCTAACAACTGTGTGTCGACCGAAGTCCATTGCTGCTATGAGCAGTCTAATATCCATATAGAATCTAAGGTTGTTAAAACACTTAGTCCTAAATTCTTCTGAATATGTAATGTCTAGTTTAAACATAAGTTATTTTATTATAACACGTTAATATATACTCCTGGTGTTTCTTTGTCGTACTCAAACTCCTCAAAACTAGGAACAATCTCATCTGCATTATCGTCATCGATCCATTCAAACTTAACCATCTGGTCTTGAACGGTTTGTGCTGGATTAATGTAATCGAACTTGTGTTTACTTTTCCGAACAAATCTAAAAGAAACTTGATAGGGTTTAGTTTTACCCTTAAGAAGCTTCTTAAATTTCTTCTTACCTTTCTCCCACTCTTCCTTCGATACCTTATAGTACGTCGCTGTTTGCTTTGAAACTATAAAGTACTTTCCTGTCCACCTTCTACCATTCTTGCTAGAAGGGACATTGCCTGGTATAAATATTCCTATTGACATGCGTATTCAATTAATTCCGAGGCTTTTCTACTCCCAAACTTCTCTATAAAGTCTGAAAAATCTTTAACCTCGTAGTCAAAGGTATTGAATTTACCATTAGTAATGAAAAGCCACTCAAATCCGTAGAGTTTCCTATGCTTATTGGCAAAAGATACTCCTGTCCTGTCAAAATCATACAGAATAATGATGCGAGCATACCTACTATACAGCATGCTCACAACATCTTCTGGAATAAGACAACTCTCTGAGGAAGGTGCAACAGCAGGGATTCCAAACGCTGCCAAACACATAACATCCTTTAATGACTTAGTAATTACTAGCGTGTCACCCTTTTCAGGGATTTGGCTCAAACCTTGAAGGTCAGTTGAGCTAGTATTACTAAGCCATTTATAAGTTTTGCTAAATGGTTGGTAGATTTTCATCCTGCTATTACCAAAATCATAAGCGTAAATAGGGTTATACCTGTTTGATTCTACAGCTAGATCCCCATTTACAAATACTGCCAAAGCAGCTTTTACATTGTAGGCTTCAAGAATTTCACAAGTAATTCCATATTTACCCCAAAAAGATTTATCTTCTCTTGAGTTCCATGGACGAGATTTAATCTGTATTGTAGTGGAAGAGGGCATATCTTTCTCTAAACTTTCGTTGTGCTCTCCTACAAATTGCTTGGTAGGTGCTGAAAATTTAGTGTGTGATAGTCCTAAACGGAAATCATTATCTATAAGCTTACAGACCCCACCGTGGTTGAGTCCGTACATTTTACCAAGAAGAGTAAAGCAATCCCCTACATCTCCTGTGCTAAAATCCTTATATAGATAAGTTCCATCTCTATGTCTAAAGATAGTGAATGATGGTTTCGAGTCCTTTCTTAAAGGACTGTGAAAAGCTCCACCACTCATAACACCTTTGCCTAAATAATAGACGAAGATGTCCAGGGAGGTTATCCTCCCCAGAATCTCTGTTGCATTTAATTCTACTACCTTACTCCCGTACATATTACAGTATTAGAAAGGCATATCACTGTTCGTCCCTGCAGTAACTGCTACAGGAGCGGTTGTAGATGCTGCTCCATCAGGAGTAGGTCTAACCAATTTAGCTTTGTTCCAATCTGAAATATAGATTGTTGTCTTATCTTCCGATACAGCCATAGACTCGATAAAGTTAGGGAACTTAGGTACAGACACATATTTACCTTTATAGATAAATAACATTCTGAACTTCTTTCCTTCATACTTCTTACCAAACAAAGAGATCACTTTGTTAGCATACTCTTCAAAGCTAGACACGTTATCTACAACGAAATCTGCCTCATTCATACACTTGGTAGCAATATGCTTAACACGTCTTGACACGTCTGTAGCCTGTTTCGCTACGTCACCAAAGTCAGGGTTTGCAGGAAATTCTGCATGCTTAACTGTTGCACCATTCGATTGCTTGAATTCGAAGTCTAAACGACCACCACTACCCATATCTAGGGAGATGTTAACTAATTCGCAATTTTCTTGGATACCTACTGATGGCATTAAGCCACCTGTTGAATTACTTTCTACGTTACTTCCGTACATAATATTTAATTTAATGGTTATTGATTGATTGTGATTGTTACGTTATCTCCTTTGCTAGTCATCGTGAAATTCTTGTGCACTAGCGTCACATTTCCTGTCAGACTATCTGCAGGTTTAGTTGTCACGGTTTTAGTTGCTACAGCTTTAGCTGTAGTAGTAGGTGTAGTTCCTCTAAGAGTTTGAATCTTATTGTGGATAGTTGTTCTACTTACACCTAGCTTTGCAGCTATCTCCTTTAATGGTAATTTTCTTCTTACCCCTGACTCTAGAGTGTTTTTCATCATTTGAGTCCATACAATTCTTTTTGTACCTTTCATCTTAATTAATTTACTGGTTTATTGATAAGCCTCTACAGCTTCACTAACTACCAACAGGTCGTTAGGTATTTTCGTTTCTTCAAACATTCCTTTAGGTGACTTCCCTGTGTTTGTTCCGTCGTTCTGAGTTATAAAAGAATACTCCATAGCGTTCTCTCCTTTAGTTACGTCAGTATACAGTACAATGGTAAACATCCCCTCTAAAGTAACAACGTTGTCCATCATCTTACCGATAGTCTTAGCTTTAGTTACTTTGTTTCCATGGGCATCGAAGGTTACCTCTGAGTGCATCATAAATACTACAAGTAAATCTTCACGCATTGATTTAACACGATTGATTATACTCCAAGCATTCTGAGCTATCTCAGTAAACTTCTTAAACCCAGTTTCATTGGCTCTACGCATATATTCATTAGCCATAGAGTACTGAAAGTCATCTATGATAATATACTTCACCTCTGTACGTTTCTCATCGATATAGTTTAATATCTTAAGAATGTCATTAGATGAATCTGTAGAAACCATTCTACCATCTGGATTGTCCTTATTCCATGCAGGGTATCTAGACTTAGATTTCCTAAATGGAAGTGACTTCTCTCCTACATTCACAATGAATGTAGATGCTTCAGGGAGGTTCTCGATAGAGGTTGATTTACCTGTACCGCTTGCCCCCACTATTAATACTTCTTGTGCCATTTACATTGAATTTAGTTCTTGTTTAACTACTTCTTCTTCTTTATGCCTTGCAAGCCATTTACTTCCTCTTAACTCTTTGTGTTTCTCTTGAAGTTTCCTCCTACATCTACCGATTCCTTCAAAAGATGGGTACAACTTGGTACTCATTCCCTTTAAAAAATCTTTAGCTGTTAGTGTGGACATATCAATACCAAAGGTAAGCAGGATAAATGCATACAATACATAATCACAGTCACGAGCTTTAGGTTTATTCATTAAAACTCTAGATACGTGCTTCTCATACTTCTTTATCTTCATCTTTAGCTCCTCCGTAATGGGATGTAGCGTCCAGTATCTGATTGTGTGCGAGGTCATTATCCATCAGAGCTATACAAGGTTCTCCTTCACGAACTTTAAGGTAGTGCCAGAAAATTGCTTTCTCTGTTGGCCACCTCTTTGGTCCATAAGATCTGATCCCTAATAGCTCAGGTCTGTGTGATACTAATACTATATCCGAATACATATAACATGCATCAGATCCAAATAAATCTTGTTTCTTAGGAAAGTGTAAGTCAGGGTTCTGAACTCTATCAGATGACTCTATGTTACGGTTCATTTGAGACAATAGTATCACTGAGATACGTATTTCCTTCTTCAAACCATTGAACATAGCCATCAGCTCATAGAGCAAATCCTTGTCTTGGGCCCCTCCCATCTTCTTAACCAACAATGTATGGTCAAGCATGACTACGACGGGCTGCTTCTTCTCCTCTACAAAATTCATTATAGTGTCTTTAACCTGTACTACACTCCCAGGTATATCCACATAGAATATATCACGCTTCCCTAGCTCTCTTGCTTCCTTCACTGCATTCATATAGTAGTTGTCATTAAGACTGAAATCGTCCATGGCACTATATAATTGCTGTGTAGTTATGTTAAGCTTCTTACTTAACTTCCTACCCACTAATCTAGAGGATAACATCTCAAAATTAAAGGATAGGATAGTGAACTCTTGGTCTGCATTCAATTCTTTAAGTCCAGTCTCCAGTTGACCTAGAATACTAGTCTTACCACTACCTGACATTCCTGCGATAGTGGTGATTGATTGCCATTCGATTCCTCCCATCGATACTTGGTTGAACTTTTTCCAGGGGGTCTTTAGCGACTTGATTGTTCCTTTTCTACGGCCGTCTATATATCTAAGTGCAGCATTTGCTGACTCGGATATGTGACGCCATCTAAGGCCTTTGTTTTCTTCGCTCATAATAGCTCCTCTCCGTAATTAAGCTCTCCAGGGTTATCTAGAGGGGTCTCATAGTCCTCGTACATCGTCCAGGACTCTTGGTTAATATAAGTGGACATTAATTTCCACTGCGGTCTAAATTCTCGTCTAATACCTGCATGTCTTCTATCCTCTTTCTCTTGTTCTAGAGACTTTATGATAGTTTTATGCAGCTCAGGGTCTTTCTCTACCAACGACTTGTACTTGATAGCACACTTTTTCCTATCATTATGGAGAGGTCTGTCTCCTTCTTTAATAGGGTATGCCAGTGCAAATTGATTCCAGCATTCTTCGCAACCTCTTACTTTAAAAAGATCAATAGATTTTTGTCTAAGGGTCACAGATTTATCAGGCATGATTTTAACATACCCTTCATTCTGTAATTTCAACATGTCTATTGGAGTTAGTATCTCTCGATACTTCTGAGCGGATCCGCTCTCTTTAAGAAGTAAGTAGGTGTACTCGTTCGGTGTTAGATTTCGTCCCTTTAAACGTGTTAGGTTTAAGGTAATTTTCATCGCACTTTAGGTATTTTTCTAATTCTTCTTCACTCAGCATCATCAGAAGGTCTTCTGATAAAGTAAGTGGTTCTCCGTCACATTTTATGCAATCACTGGATTTCATTTGAAATTAAATTTCCGTCTAAGTCCCTCATTTGTAGGGTATGTAGATATAAAAACACATCAAACTCTCCGCAATCACACTCGAATTCAGTTCTCATTATTTCCCCTACCGCATCCATAGGCAATGTGTCTATGTCTTGGTAGTAGAATTTTAGAACCTGATACATTCTTATAGTATCTTCAGGTGTAGGTTTTAGGCCTTTGTAAGGAGAATTTTTCATACTTAAACTATTTTATACTAGTAAAAGTAGTTTAATTCTCCTCATTATCAAAGCTATTCCTAAGTATTTTCCTCCCGACTAGCATCTTTAGCTCTCTCGTAGATTTCATCTTCGGTGTAACCTTTAATAAGATCGCTGTCTACTTCTTTCTCTTCTGTAGGGTCTGTCATCAGTCTGTATTTAATCCGTTCTTACCTCTCACCTTACCTCCAGGTCTAGACAGTACTGTCCCAAGCCCTGCATTCTCACGAATACCTTTCATGTATTTGTCACAACACATAGCCTCAGGTGATACTACTTTACCGTCTAGTACTTTTATCGTGTGCTTAGCTATCTCTAGTTTCTCTCCGCACACAAGACATTCAAACTTTGCCATCGTCTTTAACTATTTTAATTTTTATTTTCGTTAGGTCACAGTCCTCTATAAGCATACTAAAGTGGGTCATAACTTCAAGTATAGATGTATCTCTAAACTTTATTGATGCAGGCTGCCCGTTAGCTTTTCTGTCGTTTGCGTCTGTTAATGTTCCTTTATACATAATGATTTCTTAATGTTTAGTTAACGTTCAGTGGGTGCAGTTTGTATACATTTACCTTATGAAAAAAGAATCAAAGATAATATACTTGCTATTAATGGCTATAGTTTACACTTTAGCTGTAATCTAGCGCCTGTTCTGTTTGTTTACAGACCTATCATACACTACAATTAGTACTATGAAGATCACTACCCCTATAAGGAATGTCTTTTCTGTCATCTTAGTTTGTTTAGTGATATTATTATAGCGTCTATAACGTCATCCTTATCGTTTCTTTTTAAGTGCTCATCGATAGCTGTATCAAAATCGTTTCGGGCTGCTAGTAGTTTGAAGAAACGTTCAGAAGCTTGTTCGTATTCTGCACCTTCTAGTTCACATTCTTCATCCTCTTCAGCGGCTTCATTTGCAATACGAGAGTATCTCTCACCCATAAGAATATCTAATTTATCCTCTGCTGAGTCTACTCTCAAGCTCTCAAGCTGTATCAGTTGATACATAGCATCTCTTGTTTTTCCCATCTCTGAGAGGGTCTCTGTTAGTTGTCCTAGAGCCTTTAAGGTTTTGTCGTTAAAATCCTGTTGTGTCATTTTACTTGTCTTTAGTTGTTAATTTTTCTCTTTTCCAATAGTATTCACACTCGGAGCTTCCGTCTACCTCTTTAAATGGAGGATTACCGAAGTACGACTGCATATACTCACTAGGATCAGCAGTAAATCTGTGGCATGTCTCTTTTATTGTACACATACCACCTTCGCACATTGAAATGTCGGGCATCTTATTCTTCTTTAGTTTTGTTTAACCTTTTACGATTCTTATATAGCCTATTACCTTTACAATAAGGGCAAGTACCACCATTACGGCAAGACTTATCAAAGGCTTTACTCTTGGTGTATGCTTTCCTT